TTCCTAGAGAGGTTCCCTGTTACTTTCGAGCAGCAGTATCCATCTCCTGTATCAGAGCAGAAGATCCTTGAACTTCTTAACCCTAACGATGACTTCAATAAGAAGTTAGTTGATTGGGCAGACATCATCCGTAAGACATTCTACGATGGTGGTATTGATGAGGTCATCAGTACACGTAGACTTGTACACATCGTCAGAGCATACCAAATCTTTGGTAATCGTGCTAAGGCAATCACTACTTGTATCTCTCGTTTTGATGAGGAAACCAAGCAAGCATTCCAAGAGTTATATGACAAGGTGGATGCAGATGTTGACTTTGAAGAGAAAAACTGATATGATTAATGCATGGAGTTTATTGGGTTCTGTCTTGGATGGAACCCTTGACGAGGAATATCCTATTATGGACAAAACAAAAGGAAGATGGTCTGAAGAGGATGAAATCCGTGAAATGGATGACTATCCTCTAAGAGAGGATGTAAATCCCTATGAGTATTACTCTCAGACTGGTAACATAGATCTAACAGTTGACAATAATGTTGTTTGCAAGTATAATGAAGATCAAACACTTGATCTAGCGAAAGAGTACATCGAAGGTACTTACTCACAGCATTATGCTAACGGTAACTTCCAGACACTTGATCTAATCGAAAGTATTGGTGACGCAGAAGCATTCTGCAGATCTAATGCAATTAAGTACCTGAGCAGGTACGATAAAAAAGGTCGTCCACAAGATGACATTTTAAAAGCGGTGCACTATTGTGTACTATTATATTATTTTAGTAAATGAAACTATCAAAAGGAACACTTGACATTCTCAAGAACTTCTCAAACATCAACCAATCAATCTGCTTCAAAGAAGGTACAGAGTTATCCACTCTATCCATACAGAAGAATATATTATCACGTGCGGTTGTTGAGGAGAAGTTCCCAAAAACTTTTGCTATCTATGATCTGAGCGAATTCCTATCTGGTCTTTCACTTTTTGAAAATCCTGATTTTAATTTCGAGAACGATAACTTTGTACTAATCAAAGATAGTAAATGTCAATCAAGATATTTCTTTGCTGATCCCTCTACCATTACTCAACCTCCTGAGAAGAAGGTTGAACTTCCTAGTAAGGATGTATGCTTTACTGTGGCATGGAGTGACATCTCTAACATCATTAAGGCAGCAGCAATTTATCAGATCGAAGATCTAGCAGTTGTTGGCGATGGTGCTAGTGTTAAACTTGTCGTACGTGATAAGAAGAATGACACATCAAACAGTTATGCTGTCAAGGTAGGGATTACCGACAAAGAATTTAGCTTCAACTTTAAAGTTGAAAACCTCAAGTTGCTACCTGGTGATTATGAGGTTACTATTAGTAAAGAGAACGCATCTCTATTCAGAGATAGCAACAGAGATCTTGAGTATCTCATCGCACTAGAACCTGATAGTAAGTATGAAGGATGATTTTCTGTGGGTCGAAAAGTATCGTCCACAAACTATTGAGGAGTGTATTCTCCCATCCGATTTAAAGAATACATTTCAATCTTTTGTTACCAACGGAGAAGTACCTAACTTACTCCTGTGTGGCACCGCAGGTGTCGGTAAGACTACAGTAGCAAAAGCATTATGCCATGAACTAGGAGTTGATTCTTATGTGATCAATGGATCAGATGAGGGTCGCTTTCTTGACACTGTACGTAACAATGCAAAACAGTTTGCTTCAACAGTATCGTTGACCTCATCGTCTAACCATAAGGTCATCATCATAGATGAAGCAGATAATACCACACATGATGTACAGTTATTATTACGTGCTTCAATAGAAGAGTTCCAAAATAACTGCAGGTTTATTTTTACCTGTAATTTTAAGAACAAAATTATTGAACCACTACATTCTAGAACCACTGTTATTGATTGCAATGTCCGAGGAAAGAACAAGCAACAGATCGCTGCCCAATTTTTTGAGCGATGTCGTGATATTCTTACCAGAGAAAATGTACGGTTTGATAATGCGGTGGTCGCTGAGGTCGTCCAGAAATACTTCCCAGACTTCAGAAGAACACTCAACGAACTCCAAAGGTATTCTGCGACAGGGAATATCGACACTGGCATTCTGGCGGTACTAAATAACGTCAAACTTGGCGAGTTAGTATCTGCGTTAAAGAACAAAGAGTTCTCTGTTGCACGCAAGTGGGTCAATAGTAATCTCGACAATGATCCTAATGCTATACTGAGAACAGTATATGATAACTTATATGATAGTCTTAAACCACAGAGTATACCTCAAGCGGTTTTGATTATTGGTAAGTATCAATTCCAATCAGCATTTGTTGCTGATCAGGAAATTAATTTATTAGCAGCACTTACCGAGATCATGGTAGAGTGTGAATTCAAATGATTATGACTAAACTGATGAGTAAACGTGACAAGATCAGAGCACAAATGAAATCTAGATTTTATTATTTGTTCTGGGGTGCAGCAACTGTTGCTGTCGTAGGTGGACAACTATATGTTGGTTCATCATATCGTGCTATGGCAAAATCTATGAACAGATGGTTCGACACAGCAGTTGAAGCATTGATTGATAATTACCCACCAGCAAGACCTAGAGGTTTATACGAACCTTTGATCCCACCTCCAACAGGTGATTTCCGTCGTGATCAAATAGATCTTACTGAGTTAGATCCTGATGATTATATTATCTGGTTAGAAGTTGATGAAGAAGTCTGAACTAATACACTGGAGATTACAGGCAATGTTAAGAGAGAACTCCTTTAGTGATCTCTCTTACTTAGGTGTTAGAAAAGATAGTATTGGTATGCCACAGCACTGGTATATGATAGGTGATCAGGAAGTACCAGTAGATTCTATACAAGAATTGGAGAGTGTTGAAGAATGAAACTTAAGACACCTCTAAGGTATCCTGGTGGCAAGTCTAGGGCAGTTCCAAAGTTATTGCAATGGTTGCCTAGTAGAAAGATTACAGAATATCGTGAACCATTTCTAGGTGGTGGTAGCATGGCCATAGAAATGACCAGAAGATTACCTGAGGAGATACCCATTTGGGTTAATGATTTATATGAACCATTGTATAATTTCTGGGTTCAGTTAAGAGACAATGGTGACTATCTTCATCGTGAGTTAATGAGAGCAAAGAACTTTCATCCTGATGAAGAGACTGCAAAGAAATTATTTTTAGATGCAAAGGAGCAATTAAATGAAGATAACACCGACCCGAAAGACCGAGCGGTACTTTTTTATATTATTAATAAGTGTTCTTTCAGTGGTCTTACAGAGAGCAGTTCATTCTCAAAAGCAGCCAGCAATTCCAACTTCTCCATTCGGGGAATTGAACGATTGCCAGAATATAGCGACCTCATCCAACGATGGAAGATCACCAACGTTTCCTACGAGGAACTCGTTTCCGATGAGACGTTAACTTTCATATATGCAGATCCCCCTTATGATATTAAGGATGCTCTGTATGGACATAAAGGTGATAAGCATAGAGGATTTGATCATGCAAAGTTTGCAGACACTATGGACAAATGCTTATGTAATGTTATGATAAGTTATAACAACCACCCTGAGATCGTTCAAAGATTTCTAGAGTGGTGTCAGTATGACTTTGCTCATACTTATACAATGAGATCCACAGGTACTTACATGTCGGATCAAACAAAACGTCGTGAATTAGTATTAACAAATTATGGGAAGTTTGGGGGTTCGTGTACTGCCATCGGGTAGAGCACAACTATATCATACACGTAGAGGTGCATACTCTACATTTGGCACAGATATACAAAGTGCTGTGATTCAAGGAGGAGAGATCCACTGTCAAACTAAGAGTGGCAGAACTATGATCTACGAAATCAATCAACATGAAACTGGTGTTCGTGGTCCTATTAGAGTGTGGTAATGAAAATTGAACTTAAAGACTGGCTTAACTCTATCAACTTCAATAAGCAAGATCTCACTGCTGATGACCCTACAGCGATATCTTCTTATCCTCCTTACATCATTAATAGATGTTTGTCTGGTACTATTGATAGTATCTTATTTGCGAACGAGATGAACCTTAATGCTCATGTCGATAAGGACATGCAGTATGCTTTCTTCCTATATACTTTGAGGAAAAAGAAAAGGTTTTCCCCGTGGTTGAAGAAAGAACAAGTCGAGGACTTGGATCTGGTCAAAAAACACTATGGCTATAGTAACGAGAAAGCAAAGGTCGCATTAAGTCTTCTAACCAAATCTCAAATTGAATCTTTACGACACAAATATGACATGGGAGGAAAAAGATGAATGCGATCGAAGAAGTCCAATGGACTGCTGAAAGTATGGTTGAAGTTGGGTTGAAGGAACCCGATGACTTCCTTAAGGTTAGAGAAACATTAACACGTATTGGAGTAGCTTCACGTAAAGAGAAGAAGTTATATCAATCGTGTCACATCCTTCATAAACAGGGTAGATATTATATTGTACATTTTAAAGAACTGTTTGCTCTTGATGGTAAGAAAGCAAACTTGTCTATCAATGATGTGCAACGTAGGAACCGCATAGTACAGTTACTAAGCGATTGGGGATTAGTCTCCATCAATGCTAAAGAAGTTATAGCAGACGTAGCACCTCTAAGTCAGATAAAAGTCCTTGCTTATAAAGAGAAAGGAGACTGGACATTAGAGAGTAAATACAACATTGGAAAGAAGAAAGAGGATTAACCGAACTTATAGTATCGGTTAATACCATAACGCTTTTTTATAGTTCGTGCTTAAATAATAGTGTACGCTTCGGGTACACAAATTAAACACTCGCTTATTTAAGGAGAACTACTATGAACTTAGCAAGATACCATGCTGCAAATCTTCCAGAACTAATAGAGAAGATTAATCGTAACAGCATAGGAATGGACGATTACCTCAATCGGTTCTGGGATGGAGTAGACACTACATCTAACTACCCA